GCCTGGAATAAACGCCAAAACAAGTGGGATTGACAGGACAATTACGAACCATTCGTCTTTCCAGCTCGATTGAGAACCCTGTGCCATAATGCGCTCCCAATCAGCAACCGAAGTCTCTTTACTCAGCATGATCTTTGCTTTGGCTTCTGCCTCTGTAAGTTTTAACTTTGCACTCGCAGCCTGTGCTTGAGACTTTGCATCAAGCCAACTGCCCGCCAGACCCGCTATTGGACCAATAATGGATTGTAGCATTAGTTTTCCTCCATCTGTATACTAGTCTTTTTGCTCTCAGCCTTTGCACTGTAGGCATTAAAGCCCATGAACGCAGCAACTACACCGCTTGCAGCAATCACATAAACACTAGCAATATCTGTAATTAAACTTGCTGCCTTATCAAACCCAAGCACTGAAGCCAGCAATATTATAAATGGATATATTAACATTCCCATCAAAGCAAAACCAGTGAAACGTCTTTCCGCGTTACGTTTAAGATCCCGGTCTATCATTTCCAAACGTCTATCTTCTAAAGCAATTTTATTCCACTCAGCACGTTCTATAACACCGTTATTATTAATATCTGCTTTATCAAACTCTGTCATTTTAAAGACCTCGCGTATGCTATCGCTACTTGTTTATCGCGCGTAATTATAACAACTTTTCCATTCTTATCATAGATGATAATTTTATTACGCCATTCTTTTAATATCACCGTTCAATTTTGATACATACGACTTTAGAATTGCTGGTAACTAGTACCTTTGCTTCTACCTTACCTTCCTTACAAGCTTCCTCATTGCTGTAACTGTTTATATGGTAATGGTCGAATGTGCCACTTACCAACTGTATCCAAAGCAAAACCCACATTACCACCTACCTTGATATTTGCCAATGAAATAGAAAAGAAGAAACAAAAGGCCACCACTAACAATGAAGATAAACAAGCCAATAGAAAAGTTAATAGCCGCATCAATCTGTTCCTGTTTCTTGTACAACTCTTGTTTTCTTTTCTTACGCATCTGTGCTTCTATAGCTAAAACTTCTTTCCAAGCACTCGGCCCATAGTTCCAAGAAATATGATCTTTTATTTCAGCCCTCATTTGCTCCATCTTTTTTTTATTAGCAAAGATTTCTATGGCTGTTTCTTCATCAGAACCTTTGAATGTTTTCTTCCAAAAAGGTGGGTTCTTCTCACGTTCTTCTATGTTTGTAAAATCGGAGAAAGCTTTGCCCCATTGAGACAGCTGACCCGTCATATCTTGTAAATCCTTTCCGGCTCCAATGGCTCCCTTGAGCGCTTTAAAAGCGCCAGTTGCCATCATAACACAAGAAACCGGGTCCATGTGCCTAGCTCAGAAAAGTCATTCGTAATAGCAACAGCAAGCTCGCGCCAGTAATACAAATCATTATGGCTTCCATGCGCTTAATACGATTGTACAAATCTTTAAACTGTATTTTCATTTCAGTCTTTATCTCAATTACGTCTTTCTCAACTTCGTCTATTCGAGAGTGTGCTTGTGAAAGTGTACGTGTTCTTTTATCCATTACTCACTCCTTACGGTGCTACAGGCCAATCGGCATCTTCAAGGTTAGGCCATTCGTCAAGATCCGTAATCCCACGCAATTCAGATCTATAAACCGCCCAGCTTGTTTTAACATCGTTAGCCAATGGACTGTCATTAACCTGTGTCCAATCGCTATCAACTAATAGCTTATTACGTGTAGTTCTGTGACCTTCGGCTGTACTCGCATCTAGTGTAGCTTGATACGCAGCCTCATGCTCTGCCTTTGTTGTCTTCTTGCCATCTTCGTCAGTCGTATCAGCAAACATATCTCTTGCTACATACTTCTCAACCCAGTTACCTTTTGCATCTTGCTCTACACCATCACGTACACTTGTTTGATATGCACTAGTTGTAGCAGCAGGGCTTGCCAGTACTGGGTCAATGTTCATGGCATCGCAGACATTGCTCGTCCAGACACGAGGCAGAGACATATTAGGAAATGCTGATCTCCATTCGCCTTGCGTTTTAACTTCGCCTGTTGTTCTTTCTCTGTATTCACCCATTTGATTGATCCTTTCTAATGAGTTTGATTAAGCAATGGCATAATAAATATATGTGCCAGCAGTCAGATTACTTGTGAGTGTAAATCCAGATGATAATGGATCGATGTAGTCAGTGTTAGTTACTTCAGCCGCTGTTGAGTTAAGAGCTAAGTAAGGATCATTACCAGAAACGATGCCCCTCGTTCCGTCCCAAATTAGCCAATCGCCATCTGCATCAGTTCGTTTCAGTAAAACAAAACGGCTTCCGTTAGAAAACCCAGCGTCTACATTTGTTGTTCCGCTATGAACCACGCTAGAAATTTTGCTCACACCTGCTACGCTAGCGAAAAGGTAGGCAACGTAGGTTGCTCCGCTATAGTTAAAATTATTTTCTTGTTGCCAAGTACCTATTTTAAAGTTTGTTGCTGTAAAAGCATCATTATGATTAACACCACCTATAGGATAAGTAGAAAAGGAGTTATTAAGATTCAAATAACCTGCGCCAACATCTTTATGTGCAACAACCCACTCTGATGTGGCATCCCTGCGTTTTATCCATGCCATTTCTGGTTGCACACCTAAGTTATGCGGAATTGCAGCAGTTCTAGTACCATTACTTGATGTTCCATCCCCTAAGTAACAAACCACATCGAAATAGGAGGGTGCACGCTTCCATTGCCACCAGCACCCGTTTGACCCGCCCGAAAACTTGTCAACAATTCCATCTTGATGATCAAACTCAACAGGATAACCAGTCTCTGTTGTCTCAGCACCAGTGCTGGATGTTCTAAGCCAGTCTAGTTCACCCCGAAGCCTATCATGGACATAAAGACCACCAACTCTATTAGGAACTAACATATTAAAGTCTGTAGAAAAACCACTATTTACTGTCGTATTTTGACCTGAATATGATTTTGCCGTTACATCAAACACCTTAGTCGCATCATCTGGTGCAGCTAGTGGGCCACGTCTAATTGCCATGTAGATGTAGGTTTCACCGTTGTTGTTAGTATCACTTGACACTTCATCGGGCTGAAACCCAGTTGAAGTAAGTCTAATCCTTGGGTTATTTTCTTCTGCTGCGGAACCGTTTGCGATAAGGAATGGATCATTGCCTCCTGTGGTTATTCCCCTCATGTTGTCAAATATAAGCCAATCACGAGAGGTACTAGCATTTTTAATCATTAACCACTGAGGTTCAAACCCCAAGTCAATTACAGGGCCAGTAGAAGACCCATTACCACTATAACTCCCACACTTGATAATATCTTGGTCACCATCAGGGCCGAACCCACCGTCATTATTGTTGTGTGCGAATAGGTAGGCAACATATGTTTCTCCTGTTCCATTTACTCTAACACTTGCTCCAACGGTAAACTCTGTTGATGTGGGAGCGGTAGAGTTCCATCTTTCAACATTAGATCGTGCAGCGGTTGAATTTAAAACTATATGATAATTTTCTGGCGATGTTGCATCTATTCCTACATGATAAACAGTCCAGTCAGTTGCTACACTTGTGGATTTTACTATAATCATTGCTGGGACTGAACCTAAATTGTGTGAGATAGCTCTGTTAGATGCATTCCCAGTCCACGTCACAACATCAAAAAACTTAGGGGCTTTGCGGAATGTCCAAGATACGTATTCTTGTGAGGTTTGGTTTAATGCGCCCCAAGTCGTAGAAGGAATGGTAAAACCGTTTGAATTAAAAGTTGGTTGCAGAGATGCACTAGAAATTGCTGCTGTAGAATCACTACTTAATACACCTGAAGTTTCGCTTGAAAATAAAACATGTTCTTGTGCTGATCCTCTATTTTTAACCCAAATCAAACCACCTTCAGTGAGGTCAATGCTGTTGGTGATTGTTTGAGATGATCCTGTACCGTCATACAAATGACAGGAAAAGCACTCATCTACATCAAGACCTGCACCCCCTGCGCTAGAGGCCGCTGCCGCTACTATTTTACTTACTGACATGCCGCTATCCCATCGCCTGACCTAGAGTAAAGCCGTAGTAATTAGTACCGCCATCCACTGTGATAAAAGCAAACACATCCACCCCTGCGTTGGTAGCAGTTATCGTGGGTGCCGTTGCCGCTGCCCAATCTACGCTGCTAGGCCAAGTGATTGTCCTTGCGCTACTGTCTTGCACCACCTTCAAGATAAACGCACTCGCTCTGCCAGATGCGGCAGGGTTGCTAAACGTGTAGGTTACATTCTCAGAGAGGGTATGTGTAAACACGTTGCCATCTCTTAGGTTAATCGTGGCTGCATTAGAGCTAGAAGAAACTACTGTGCTTTCTTCAGTTGTGCCGTTGTCAAAGCCAACTACGCCATTTGCGTCAGAAGTTACAAAAGCACTTGCGCTTGTAAGACCAAGAGAATTTGGAAGCTTAACAGTATAAGTCGCACCAGCACTATGCGGTGCAGACTGTATTGTAATGCCATGAGAGTTATTCTCACAGTTAAGTACAATCGAGCCTTGGTTTGTATTGCCTTTGACTACAACACGACCAGTACCATTTGGTGCAAGGTCAATATCTGCGTTAGAAGTAGTGACAATATCCTGACCGTTCATGTCTAAGTCAGCGCCCAATTGCGGAGAGCCATCAGCAGCCAGACTTGCTATACCCGGAGATATACCAACCCATGCACTGCCATTATAATATTTCAGTGTATTGCTTGTACTGTTGTATGCTAAATCGCCTTCGTCCAGCGAACTAGAAGGGTCTGAGCTTGCAACTCTGTACCGTTC